TAATTATCTAAAAAGTCAGCAGCTTCATCATTTAATCCTTTTTTTCTTAAACTATCATATAAATCCAAATAAGACTTTTGTAATCCTTTTAAGGACTTATCTATATTTTTAGCGTGTTTTTTATATTCAAAAGCAGGACCTTCATTTATATTAAACTCATCTTTGATAGATTCCAATACTTTATTCTGTTTAGGTTTAGATTCTTTTTTCTTCTTATCATTATATCCCATTAAAGATTTATAATCCATTTTACTCACCCCTAAATATATCGTTAATTATATTTTCAATTTTACAATCGTGACAACACACACCATCTCTTGTCCCAACACCTTCGTGTAATTTACCTTCATTTGTTGGTGATAAGAAAGCTCCATGTGTAGATGGATTTGATACGAAATCAAAAGCAATAAGTTCAAAGTCTGGTTGAACCTCTACTGAATCATCTTCATTCATTTCTTTTACTGAACCTAATCCTCTTGATGATATACCTAATTTAATACCACTCTTAAATAATTCTTTTAATATGTTTCCAGCTGGTGTTCCCAATACTTCTACAGTTCCAACTAAATCATTATCTTTCCAATGCATTTCTAATATATTATGAGATACATTGTTCAAGTTAACAACAGATGAATCTGGATGGTCAAGTTCACCTAAAGCTCTTCGTTCTTTAATTTGAACCGATGAATACTTTTCAGCTTCTCTCATCAAAGTTTCTTTTGGATAAACTCTTCCATTTTGATTCTTCGCTTCCGCTCTTTGCAATACACCCTTGACAACAAGTCTTCCGCCATTCTTTGACATTGACTCATTTATTTGTTGAGGTGAAACTTCAAATGGTATATAATCTACTATTACTTGTTTCATTATCTTGTCCTCACATATACGAATGTTACTTGTCCAACAGCATCAGTATCATCAGTTCTTCTCCAAGCCACAGGATTTATATCTAACTTTATATTACCATGATTTGCTACTACTTGAGAACCAGTAACAAACCTAGCTAACTCTTCGGTTGATGCTCCACCCGCAGATGCTGTAGTTTCATATAAAAATGCATATGTACCAACCGTATTTACATTTACATGACTTGGTCTTTTTGTTATAATCTCATTTGTTGGACATGATGCATAACTATAATATGCTGTTGGTTTAGGTTTTTGACCAAAAGCATTTGTATTACTACCAAATGCATCTTCAATTATTCTATCGCCATCTTGTACATAATTCGGCATTTTATTCTCCTATTTCCAAGCTGTCCGTTTAAGCCATATATCTCTTAATATATCACCAACGACATTTCTTATTAATTTTGTTATTTGTTTTAAATCTTTATCATCTATAGCTTCACTTACAAATGTAAAACCAGTACTCTTTTTTAATCTTTTTTTCTTTTTCTTCTCATCTTCTTTACTACTAAAAGCAAATGGAGTCGAATAGCCATCAACACCAGCAGTTGTTGATATTTCTTCTAAACTCTCTTCATCTAAAAGTTCAAGGGTTAGTTTTTTCACTAACTCTTTAAATAACTTTCTGTTTTTTATTTCCACTTTTTTTTACTTCCTTTACAAGTTCTAAATATCTCATTGTTTGAATAACATATTCGTCTTTAACAACATCTGTTTTATCATCAATACCACAGAATTTGTCAATAGACTTTATAGCTTCACTCATTTTGATTTTTACAACTTTATCTTTAAGGTTTTTAGAGTGTTGTTTTAAATCTTGTTTTAATTCTTTTACAATCTCTTTTAAAGTATCTTTTAAAGAATTAGTATTAGATACATTATTGATATACTCTCTAAGTAGATTTTTTTGGTCTTTACTTAATTTTGTATATTTTTGATTGAATTTTTCTAAGAGAGTTTTATAAGTTAAAATTCTTAAATCTTCATCATCTGGTAAAGTAGTGACAGTCTCTGACAATCTGATACTGTTATCACTAGTTGTCACATGTTCCACTATATTAAAAAAAGACTCAGTTTTTTGGTCAGGTGATAGAGATTTGTTATATTCGAATAATGTATAAATAGATGCGTAAGTTTTATAATTTGGAACTTTGGAAGACATAAATTTTTGTAAATTATAATTTGATTGAATCTCTTTTATTAAATTATATCTTTCTCTTCTTAATGTAGAATTGTTTAAATCGCCTCTTGCTTTCATTACTTCATTTATAAAGTAATCAGCTTTTGAATCTGATTTAAATTTCTTTGTAATTAAAATATTATACAGAGCAAGTTCTTTACCTAACTCCGTATTTTCGTTAAATTTATTTTTAACGATTTTTACCGCTGGTCCGTTATCTTTATTTAGCACATCAGATGTAATCTGCCTTAATAAAAATTCAAACAATAAACCTGTGTTGCGGATTTTGTTATGTTTAACTTTACGCATTGTCGAGTCTCCATTCTGTTTGGATACTATATATGTAATTATTCATATATAAATATAAACTTTTTACTAAATAACTTAAATTATTCTTCTTCATCTAAAATTATTTCTTCATTTAATATACTTTGTTTATCTAAATCTTTACCGAACTTATCTTTAAGTGAATTAAGTAAACCTTCTCTTGCAACAATCGTTCCACCCTTTGATGTAGCCAATGGAGAACCACCTTTAAACTCTCGTTTTCCATATCGTTCCGTTTCGTGTTTTGTTGCATCTTTTATGTCTTTGGCTGAATACTCATTACCAAATTCTTTCTTACCAGTTCCACTTCGTCTATCACCACCATGCTCACCACCTTGTTCTTCCATATCATCAGTCGGTTCTGTTCCTTCATCGGCTGGGTCTGTTCCCTCAGTTTCAATTTGTTCCATTCTAAATTGTTGTTTTCTATCCTCAATCACACCATCGAAAACATCCACTTTCTCTTGGTCGTTTAATTCAAAGATATTATCATATATCCATTGTCTTGAAAATAATTTGTTTTCAATTAAGTCATTAGCTATATCTTTCTGCATTGTTAATAATTCTAATTTTTCTTGTGCATGTATCATTGATGGATTTGTTAATTCTAATTCAAAATTAATCAATTCTGCATCTTCAAAACCTTGTGTGTATAAGTGAACAATAGCAATCTTTTCAAGTTCTGCACAAATGATTTTTTGTAGTCTTTCAATTGTTCTTGCAAATCTAACATCTTCAGCTGCTAATGTAGCTTTTGAACCAACATTTTCATCGTATCCAAGAAATGCTTTTGGTATTTTCAATGCTGCCATCATTTTGTTTCTTAAATATTCTATATCATCAATAGCACCATCATTTCCCAAAGCAGGTAAAGTATCAATATTTGTCCCACTATCTCCACCACGAACAGGTAAGTAATAATCTTCTGTAACGGATTCCATATTATATTTTAAATTATAATCACCATTTGCGTCCATTACAGGTGTTTTTTTCATTTTACCAATGATTTGTTGCATAAAGTTATCAACCTCATTTGGTGGAATATTTCCTATATCAACTTTAAATACTCTTTTTTCTGGTGCTCTCATCATTCTATGAATTAACATAGCGTCTTCCATAAGAGTTAATTGTTTAAATACTCTTCTTGCACCCTCTAACATTGACTTACCATAAGGTAAGTAATTTGTGTCAGCTAAGTTTCTAAAGTGAGCAATTTCATAGTTTTCATAAAGTTTTCCAGCTTTTGAAGCTCTCACTGTTTCATTGTATTCTTCCATTTGAAACTGAACGAGTTTCGGATTTGATGGGTCGTGCCCTTCCATTCTATTAACTTCATATACCGAAAGAGGTTTTACATTTACAATACCATATTTATCTAATATATCTAAATGTAAATAAAAGTCTCCATATTTAGTCATATTACGAATATAACTCCATAAATTAAATTCAATATTCATTACATCATAAAATAAGTTATGTAATATTTTAGCAACCTTTGGATTATCTGTTTTAATCTTTAAAATTCTGTTTTCAATATTATCAACCGTAGATTCATCACAATAAACATCTAAAGCTGATGATATAATCGGGTCAGCATCCATTAATTCATAATCTCTAAATAATTCTTTACGAGCTATATCATATGCACTTGCATTTTGTTTAGCTGCGTATGATGAACCACCATATCCACTTGAATGAATTTTATTATATCTGTCAATAAAATTAGATGTTAAAGCCGTTTGAGTGAAATCAACATCTTTTACCTTAACCTGTCCACCTTCTGTTTTTCTCAGTACAATACTATTTTGAAATAGTTTACCAAGTCTCGTTAATATATTTTCGTCTGCCATTTTTTACCTCTTATTTAATTAACCAAGTTAAATCTTCTTTTTCATCACCAAAATCCATTTCATATGGATTCTTTTGTGGTTGTCCTACAGAACCTACTCCAAACCCCGCTGAGTGTTCAGATTTATTTCCATTTGACTTCAACATTGAGTTCATTGTTGCCCATTGTTGGTCATTTTTGTCTTTCTGTAATCTTAGAGCCGTATCTCTAACCCAAAGGGCTATTGAATAAGACATAACTAAGTCGTCATTGTAACCTTGCATTGCTTCTGCTTTTGATTGTG